ATATCTACAGATATTTATTCAAAACAATGGTGGTGCAAAAGACAGACAGGATATGTTGCAGGGTATGGTTTACGAGCAAGACAAACATTACATGTTTAAACCACAAGCACTTCGTGATTTCTTAAAAACAAAAAGATTTACAAAACTAACAGACGTTGGACAATTTAAAGTATTCTCTGACTTTGATGGTAAAGCGGAAAAAATACGTATTGAAGATAAGCCACATCACATTTGGAAGGTGCCAACAACGATTGTTGAGGCAGAGTACAAGTTAAAAGATAATGAATTTAAAGAAGAGGAGCCTTACTAATGAAAAGAAATATAGTTATAGGTCCTCCTGGCACAGGTAAAACAACTTTTTTAAAAAACAAAGTTGATAAATTAATTAACGAGGGTCATTGTAAGCCAGATGAGATAGGTTATTTTAGTTTTACTGTAAAAGCTGCAGAAGAAATTAGAGATAGAGTTACGAAAGAAGAGTGGAGTGAGGATGAATTAAAGAAAATGTATCCTTACTTTTGTACATTACACTCTCTTGCTTATAAAAGATTACAATTACAGCAATCACAAATCATGGATCAATACGATTATGATGACTTATCGCGGCTCACGGGACGTGTCTTTGTTAATAAAATGAAAAAAGGTAACGGCGTTGATATATCTATGCCAACAGCAAAGAGTGAATACCAGGACATTATTAATTTAGCATACGCAAAGTATCCTAATGATGACGATAGACTTGCAAAAATATTTAGAACAGTAAAATTAAATGATTACGGTGCACGTAGTACAATAGAACAAATGGATTTAGATTTGAAAAACTTTAAACGTGATCGTGATAAATTAGAATATGTTGATTACTTCAATCATTTTTTAGAACGACGTAATCCACCGAAGCTAAAATATTTATTTGTTGATGAAGCACAAGACTTATCGGTTCATCAATGGAAAGTTATAGACATGATACAAGAAGTTGCACAACCAATTGAAACATACGTTGCTGGTGATGATGATCAAGCTATCTTTCGTTGGGCAGGTGCGGACATTGAACACTTTATAGCGATGGCTACAAGTGATGAGCATAATATTATTCCTTTAACACAGTCCTATCGTATTCCTAAAAGTGTACACAGTATTGCCACAAATTTAGCACAGTCAATATCAAGAAGAATACCAAAGGAATATGCACCGAGAGATGAAGAGGGAGAGAGAAAAGTCTTAAATATCAGACCTTTAAACAAAGGAATTGCAGAAGGTGAGTGGTTAATTTTATGTCGTACACATGAGATTGTGCAACAAGTTAGTGAGTCACTAGAAACGTATGGATGGTTATATAAACGCTACGGTCAATCCGTTATTAATTTAAAATATATCGAAGCTATCAAAGCATGGACCACGCTGCAAAATGGTAAAAGTATCTCTGGTTTGTTATGTGATACTGTTTATCAATTCATGGACAGCTCTCGCATTAAAAGAAACTATGGAACATTTAAAGGTGATCACGCAGAGTTTTTTACTTTGGATGATTTGATTACAGATTATGGTTTACGTCAAACAATAAATGACATGGACGTAAAAGAATTGAAATGGTATGATGTATTGAATGCGAAAGGACTTAGAAAGAGAATAAATTATTTACGAAAAATTATGCGTGAAGGAAATAAATTAGATGATAAACCACGTATAGAAGTATCCACGATACATGCAAGTAAAGGTGGTGAGAGAGATAATGTTATGTTATTAACAGACTTATCGTATGGTCCTTACAAATCATCGACAGAAACACAGCAAGGAAGAGATGATGAAGCAAGAGTTTTTTACGTAGGTATGACACGCGCTAAAAAGAAATTAGTTATTGTACGTCGAACGGATGCACAATTTGAATACGAACCAATATTTTTTCACGAAAGGAAAACTGCATGATTTGTCAAAAGATTTTGCAAGAAGCAGAAAAACTCGTTGGTGGTGATCGCCAAGAAGACTACGGTGATAAATTAACTAACCATGAAAACATTGCGAAGTTGTGGAGTGCGTTTCTTGATAAAGAAATTACACCACATGATGTTGCAATATGCATGGGTCTTGTAAAAATTGCCAGATTAAAACACGCGCATAAAAAAGATAGTTACGTCGATCTTGCAGCTTATGCGGCAATCGCTGGAGAAATAGATGAAAGAACAACCTAATTGGTTTCCTAAAGTACACCGCATGCCCAGTGAATGGGTTATGCCCGACCATTTCCCTGATCTATCTGGTTATGACGAGATAGCAATTGATTTAGAGACAAGAGATCCTGGTATCAAAGATACAGGTCCAGGTTATATTCGTAAACATGGTGAAGTCGTGGGTATTGCCGTCGCTGTTGAGGGGTGGTGTGGTTACTATCCCATTGCCCACGAAACACCGCCCAACATGGACAAAGCTATTGTTACTAAATGGATTAAAAAACAATGCTCGTACGAAGATAAAAACTATATATTTCACAATGCTTTCTATGATGTAGGCTGGTTAAAAACGATGGGTGTTGACATCAAAGGAAAAATAATTGATACTCTTATTGCGGCACCTTTAGTAGATGAAAATAGGTTTCGTTTCGATCTAAACTCATTAGGAAAGGACTATCTACAAGAGTCGAAATCGGAAACCCAACTCTACGAAGCTGCCAAGATGTGGGGCCTTGATCCTAAAGGAGAAATGTGGAAGCTTCCTGCCTCACACGTTGGAGAATACGCAGAGCAAGATGCTGCTGTGACGTTAAAGTTATGGCATCATTTACGCGGTGAAATACAAAAACAAAACCTCGTTAACATTTTTGAATTGGAAACAGATTTATTTCCTGTTTTATTTGAAATGAAACAACGCGGCGTGCGTGTTGATTTAGAGAAGGCGGAGGATATTAAGAATGATTTATTATCGAAAGAGAAAAAACTTCTTACATCTATTAAAAAACTTACTAATCAAGATGTGGAAGTATGGGCTGCTGCCTCTGTGGCAAAAGCTTTTGATTCTCTTAAAATTAAATACGACCGAACGCCAACGGGCCAACCGAAGTTTGATAAAAACTTTTTGGCAACACACGATAGCCCACTTGCCAAGATGGTTGTCGAAGCAAGAGAGATTAACAAAGCGAGAACCACGTTCATTGAAAGTATCACCAAGCATTCGCACCGAGGGAGGATTCATGCTGAGATACACCAAATGCGATCCGACCAAGGAGGAACGGTAACAGGTAGATTTAGTTACTCGAACCCTAATTTACAGCAAATACCAGCACGGCACGCGATCCTCGGCCCACTGATCAGATCTATATTTATTCCTGAAAAAGATTGTGAGTGGGGTATCTTTGATTATTCGCAACAAGAACCACGGCTCGTCGTTCACTATGCAAGCATGAAACATTTTACAGGAGCAAGTAAGTTTGTTGATTCATACAGAGAAGATGAAACAACTGATTTCCATACAATGGTATCGGAGATGGCTGACATACCACGTAAACAAGCAAAGACAATTAATTTAGGTTTGTTCTACGGCATGGGTAAAGGTAAACTGATGTCACAGCTTGGTGTTAATTTAGAGACAGCAAGTGAATTGTTAGCAGCTTATAATGAACGCGTACCTTTTGTTAAGCAATTGATGAACGATACAATGAACAAAGCTGGTAAAAAAGGTTATCTATCTACTTTAGAGGGTAGAAGATGTCGTTTTGATTTATGGGAGCCAACGAATGAATGGGGACAGAAAGCCCTACCACTGACCGAGGCCCAGCAACAATACGGCGAAAGTATGATTAAACGCGCCTGGACCTACAAAGCGCTGAATAGATTAATACAAGGCTCTGCTGCTGATCAAACAAAGAAAGCTATGTTAGAATTAGCCAAGGAAGGATATTTAGCACATATACAAGTACATGATGAGTTAGACTTTTCTGTTGCAAGCGAACAGGATAAGGATAAGATTAAAAACATTATGGAAAATTGTGTACAACTAGAAGTCCCGAGTAAAGTAGACGTTGAATGTGGTAACAATTGGGGCGATGCAGGTGATTGATGAAATCTTTATGCTTAACTTTATTTTTATTTTGTCAAACGACATTTAATAGTTTTGATTTTACTTACTCTACCAAAGAAGATTTTGTTCAGGGAATTACTGATTGTACTTTATTAGCTAATACCTTTATACCGCCAACGGAAAGGGTCATTATTCTTATTAGTGCAAGCCAAGCAGTATTAGAATCTGATTGGGGACAATCCAGGTTTGCTAAAGAAGGTAATAACTTTTATGGTGTTATTGAAACGGACCCAACATCCAAACATTTAAAAGCATTAGGTGATCCTCGTATTATGATTCGTGTGTATGATAAAAAATGTGAATCAGTTGCTGATTATATTAATATATTAAATACGCACCCTAATTTTAAAGAGTACCAGGACATGTTAGTAAAACAATATGTATCTGGAGAAATTGATCCTCTAGCTGTGGTTAAGACTTTACATAAGTATGCCATAGACCCTAATTACGTTGAAAAACTTATAAAAACTATGGGTACTTTATTAAATGAGTATCCCACTATTTTTCATTTGACATATAATACTTAATCTTATATTATCCCATTAAATGAGAATGGTGCAACATTCTCTGAGTATGGCTGAACAACTGTAACAAGGTAGTAAGGCATGATTCTCACAAGGTATGGTCGCATGACTGAGGGTGTGGGGGTTGGTACTGAAGTAGTAGTTAATATAGGAAATATTGACTTGTCGCGAAAAGGTTGGGGGTAGTCAAAGAATCCCCCTACTCACTTAACGAATAAGAAAGGAATCATATGGGTATTATTGGAGGTAAAAGAAAAAAAATACAGCCAGAAACTGTTTTAAACCCTTTTAACCATGATAGTAGAATAGCTAAAACGCATACGTCAGATGGTAGACCTATTGAACTGGTACAAGGAAGTAACACACCTAGAGCAGCATTAGTGGATATACCAAGTAAAAAAAGAAAAGGTCCAAGGGGTATTGTGCAATATAACCTGCCACAGGGAACAGGGAAAAGGCACTTAGCTAAAGCATTAAAGAAACCATTAAAAAGGAGAAAGAAATGAAACTTAAAAAAGATTACGAAGATACTTTTAAAGAAGGTTTTCGTTTAGGTGTGCGTCTAGCACGAGCAAAGGCTTGTTTAGAAAATGCACGCAGTGCAAAAGCTTTAGGTGATGCGCAATTAGAAAAGTTACACCGAGAGTTTGCTAAAGATTGGACGGACCTCGCTAGAAATAGTGGGCGTAAGTTTACACCGTCCGCGGCTCACGACCCCGAACAATCGGCATTCGATTTTGGCGACATCGAATATCAAGAGCATTTATCTAAGTTGCCGTTCAAGGAGACAGGATGAACACGAAGAAGTTTAAAAGTGTGGCAGTAGCCATTGATACTTATAAATTATTGAAGAAAATAGCAGCCGACGACGATAGGTCCGCTGGCATGCAAATAACATATTTAGTAAAGAAAGAAGCAAAGAAGAGAAAGTTAGCCGCGTGAGAGCACAGACGCTAATGCCAAAGTTTAAATCTTATCAAAGACTTAAACCAGAATGGAAGTATGAAAAGAAATGTTGTAACAATTGCAGTAAAGAATATCTTACTGATAATATGATGGGCAACCAGGAAGGTAGATTTATTTATGTCTGGTATTGTATTAAATGTTATAATTTATTAAATAATAATGAATAGAAAGGAGGTTTCATGTTTCATTTATGGCATCTTACCGCCATTATAGGCGTATTTGTATTAGGATTTTTTTTAGGAAGATGGTCCATGCGAATATATCTAAATGTAAAAATTGAAGAATTAGAGAATAAAGTAGAGGCTGAAAGATTAGCGAAAGAGAAAGAGGGGATGGAATGGGCCGCAAGACGCCATTAAAACAACGATTATTACGTGAGTATGTGAAAGTGTCAAAGAACGCTGTTCGCGAACCACGGAACTGGAGAGAAGTGGCTTCCCGTGTGAGATGGGAGCGATTGAGAAAAATATTGTGGAGGCGATATGATTATATGCAGTCATTGTAAAGGCAATGGGTATGTTAAAATTAGATTCGAGGCGGAACAAGCCATTAACCAGTGTAAGGTTTGTGACTCACAAGGGGAACTCGATGAAAATAAAC